TTTGAATATGGGCTTATGAATAATAAGAATTTTGGCGAAAATGTATTCAATAAACAATGTTAAAATTAGCTAATTAAGGAGACACAAAATGGCATTTCAAGTATCACCAGGTGTTCTCGTACAGGAAAGAGACCTAACAAGAATCATTCCAGCTGTTTCAACATCAATCGGCGCCTTTGCTGGAGATTTCAGAAAAGGACCTTTAGATGAAGTAACATCTGTTTCAAGCGAACAAGAGCTTGTTTCGATTTTTGGTAAACCTGACACTAACAATTTTGAAGATTGGTTTAGTGCAGCTTCTTTCTTACAATACTCAAACACTTTGAGAATTGTACGAGCTCAAAATACTAGTATCTCAAATGCGACTGCTTCAGGCAGTACATTTGTTATAAAGAATGTTACTCATTATCAAGATAACTACTCAACAGGACAAGGTTCTGTAGGTGAGTGGGCAGCTAGAACAGCAGGAGCTTGGGGTAATTCACTCGAAGTTTCAGTATGTCCTTCTGCTACAGCCTATGAACAACTTGCTGTAACTACAGTCAATGACGCTTCAACAGCTGTCGGCGATAAAACTGTAACAGTAACAAGCGGTACATCAATCAATGTTGGTGATATCGTAAACTTTGCTGAAACAGGTGGTTACGAGTATAGAGTAACGGCAAAAAATACAAACGACATATCTTTCGTAAGAAAAGACACTTCCGAAGGCGGACTTCATTCAGTAGTAACGAATGGTGCAAATGTAAGAAGAAGATGGAGATACTATGACCTAGTGTCATCTGCTCCAGGAACTTCTCCATATGTACTTGCTCGTTCAGGTTCTGGAGACGAGTTGCATGTTGTAGTAATTGATAGAGACGGAGAAGTTACAGGTACTCCAGGAGAAATCCTAGAGACTTATGACTCAATGTCTAAAGCTTCAGACGCAAAAAATCCACAAGGAGACACAAACTTTTATCCAACAGTAATATTAAACAAATCAAGTTTCATATTCTGGATGGACCATAATGTTTCTGGTTCTAACTGGGGTAATGCGGCTGCTAACTCAACTTACACAGATGTAACAACTAACACTTACACCAACCTATCTAACGGTAGTAATGGTTCAAATGTAAATGTTGGCGAGAAGAAAACTGCTTACGAAAAATTTGAAGACGCAGACACAGTAGATGTTGGATTAATTATCGCTGGACCAGGAAACGCAACACATGTTGACAATCTTATCACAATAGCTGAGAAGAGAAAAGACGCTGTGGTATTTGCTTCACCTGAGCGTTCAGATGTAGTTAATGTAGCTGATAGTGTGGCTCAAACTTCAAATGTTGTCGGCTTTTTCAATGGCATATCATCTTCATCTTACATCACTTTTGACTCTGGATACAAATACATGTATGACAGATACAATGATGTAAATAGATTTATCCCATTAAACGGCGACATGGCAGGTTTATCAGCAAGAACTGATTTGATTGCAGACGCATGGTTTTCACCAGCAGGTCTGAATAGAGGTCAAGTTAGAGGCGCTATTAAACTGGCATATAACCCAACTAAAACACAACGAGACGAACTTTACAGAGCTAGAGTAAATCCTGTTGTAACTTTCCCTGGACAAGGAACATTATTGTTCGGAGATAAGACTGGTTTATCTGCTCCATCAGCATTTGATAGAATCAATGTAAGAAGACTTTTCATTACTTTAGAGAAGGCGATTGCTACTGCTTCTAAATTCCAATTGTTTGAATTCAATGATGAATTCAGCAGAGCGAACTTTAGAAACATAGTCGAACCTTTTTTAAGAGAAGTGCAAGGTCGAAGAGGTATCACAGACTTTTTAGTAGTGTGTGATGAAACTAACAATACTGGCGAAGTAATAGACAGAAATGAATTCATTGCAGAAATCTTTGTGAAACCTGCAAGAAGCATTAACTTTATTACTCTTTCTTTCATTGCAACACGAACTGGTGTAGCATTTGAAGAAGTGGCTGGGTAAGTATAGAATAGGAGAATAGAAAAATGGCAAACATTAATGACTTCAAAGCTAAACTTGCTGGCGGTGGCGCTAGAGCGAATCAATATAAGGTTACAATGCCTTTTCCTGGTTACGCACAGTTAGGCGGAGAAATAGAAGAACTAGCATTTTTATGTCGTTCTACAAGTTTACCAGGTATGACCGTAGGGAATATACCTGTTAGCTTTAGAGGCAGACAAGTTAAAATTGCTGGGGATAGAACCGTAGAACCTTGGACTATAGTTGTCTATAACGATACATCATTCAAATTAAGAAACGCATTTGAAAGATGGCAAAACGGAATCAACAACATGACAGATAATGAAGGATTAACAAATCCTGCTGACTATCAAGTTGACGCTTTCGTAGACCAGTTAGACAGAAATGGTGCAACAATCAAAAGTTATACTTTAAGAGGAGCGTTCCCAACAACGATTGCTCCAATTGCGTTGACTTATGACCAAGCGGATGCTATCGAAGAGTTTGAAGTAACTTTTGAATACCAATACTTTGAATCAAATACGACTACTTAACAGGTCGTATAAGTATATACAAGTAAGTATAAAGGAAAATTAAATTATGGCAGATTTATTCGGATTTTCGATAACTAGGAAACAACCTAAGCAGGACCCGAAGCAAAGCTTTAATACACCTCAAGCGGATGATGGTACACAAACCATCGCCGCTGGGGGTTATTTTGGCCAGTACCTCGATATGGAGGGAAATGCTAAGAGTGAAGCCGACCTTATCAGAAGATATAGAGAAATTGCTCTCCACCCGGAGTGTGATATGGCAATCGAAGATGTGGTAAACGAAGCAATCGTTTCCAATGAATTGAAAGCGGCAGTACGATTGAATTTAGATAACATACCTTATGGTGATGATGTCAGAAGAAAAGTTGAGAATGAGTTTAAAGAAATTCTAAACTTGATGGCATTTAATACTAAAGGGCATGATATCTTTAGAAGATGGTATGTAGATGGTAGAATGTACTATCAAAAAATTATTGATAGAGACGCTACTTATAAAGGTATAACAGAATTAAGATATATCGACCCACGAAAAATTAAAAAGATTCGTGAAGTTAGAAAGAAACGACCAGACGGACCTACTCCATATGGTCTATCAGTTATTGATGAGTTTGAAGAGTATTTCCTTTTCAATGAAAAAGGAGTTACAAACTCTACATCTGGTGGAATTAAGATTGCTTTAGATACAGTAGCCTTTACACCATCAGGACTTATCGACCAAAACAAAAATCAAGTATTATCTTATTTACATAAGGCAATTAAACCAGTCAATCAATTGAGAATGATTGAGGACGCAGTTGTAATTTACAGAATCGCAAGAGCGCCTGAAAGAAGAATCTTTAAGATTGATGTTGGTAATTTACCTAAAGTAAAAGCGGAACAATATTTGCGTGATGTTATGGCAAGGTATAGAAATAAACTTGTTTATGACGCAAGCACAGGAGAAATCCGAGACGATAGAAACTATATGTCTATGTTGGAAGACTTCTGGTTACCAAGTAGAGAAGGCGGAAGAGGTACAAGTATAGAAACTTTACCTGGTGGTCAAAATCTAGGAGAAATCGGAGATTTAGATTACTTTCAAAGAAAGCTTTACAGAGCATTGAATGTACCTGTTAGCAGACTTGAAGCAAGTCAAGGTTTCAATATGGGTCGAAGTGCAGAAATTAGTAGAGACGAAGTTAAGTTTACTAAATTTGTACAAAGATTAAGAAATAAGTTTACAGAATTATTTAACGATATTCTAAAGACACAACTTATTTTAAAAGCAGTTATAGCCGAAGATGATTGGCATGTAATTAGAGAACACTTACAATACGACTTCTTACAAGATGGTTACTTTGCAGAATTAAAGCAATCTGAAATTTTAAGAGAGAGAATTCAGTTAGCGAATGAAATGCAAGGTTACATTGGTAAATTCTATTCAGTAGAATATTTAAGAAAGAATGTATTAAAACAAAATGAAAGAGAAATGGAAGATATTGACCGTCAGATTGCAAAAGAAGTAAAAGATGGTATAATAGATTCACCTCAAGGTCAAATACAAAATGACGAGGAATTATAGGAGATAATATGAGTGAAGATGTTAAAAATTTCGTTGACGCATTAGCAACAGGTGATAACGCCGAGGCTGGTGAGGCATTTAAAACTGCTTTAAGAGATAAAGTAGGTGCTCAGTTAGACGATAGAAGAAAAGAATTAGCTAGTAATCTGTTTACACAGGTGGAAACTCCAGGTCAGGAGAAACCTCATGTTGCAGACCCTAGCGCAGAAACAGAAACTATGATTGATACAGAAGGTAAAACTATACCTTTTGCAAATGCTGATGGTGAGTTAGAAACTCAAGCGCCTGAAGGAGAACCGACAGAAGCGCCTACTGAACAAGAAGAGGGAATACCTCATGTTGAGACAGAAGCAGATGTTGAGAGTAAGTAACATAGTAGAAAACAAAAAACCGATACAATCGGAATTGTTTGACGAACTTTCACCTAAAATGAAAGACGCTGTTAATCAAGTTTTTGATAATGTAAATGGTGTTGAAGTTACCGAGATAGTTGATAAACTAGAAGGCTCAGTAGCTTCAGTTGCTAAAGATATGAATATTAATCAAGATGATTTATTTAATTATTTTGAAAAGGAAACAAATAAACAATTAGGAGTTAATTAGATGGCTACATTTAAAATATTAGGTGATGTAATAAATGACCCTAGCGCAAACAATATAGGTAGTGCAAAATTTGTGAGAATTGTTGCAACTGGTGGTACTGTAACAGGTACAGTTAATCTTGCAGACAACACAAAGATTGGCGAATTCTATTTACATGCGGCTGGTGATGAAATTATTATCGCTAAAGACGCAACAGATAAAATTACATCAGCTACTAGTCATGCACACGCTGTATCAGTAGGTGGTTAATGACTATATCTACTGTACAGGTAGTTGATGATAATGTAAAGACTATCACTAGTGCTAAAGGTATTGGTGGTGAAGTACAACAAGAATTCGTAGCAGTTTCTAGTTTGAAGAACGCTACAAGTGAACCGGTGATTTCGATTGCTCGTGTTGAATGGGAGAGTCAAGGAACAGGTAATGTTACTTTGATGTTCAACGAGACGGAAGCATTGGTGTTAAATGGCAACGGAACATATGGTCTAAAACCAGATGAACCAAGATTAAAATTTGACGGCACAGACATTGCCGACATAAAATTAAATTCTGATACTACTATTACAAAGTATAATGTGGTATTAGAAACACAAAAAGAAACAGGATTTGGAGTATAATGGCAGATATAGTTACAACACAAACAATAGTTGATACCTCTGGTCTAAAGTATGTAGTTAAGTTTACAAACTTTTCAGATGGTACAGGTGAATCTTTAGTTACAAAGGTTGACGCTTCTGAACTTACCTTTATGACAGAAGACGGAAACAGAAGTATCGCCAAGATTAACTATTCAATTAATACATCTAATCCTAAATCAGCAGTGGAAATTCATTGGGCAGGCGCTACAAACTCTACAGCCGCTATTTTAAGTGGTAACGGATTTATGGATTTAAGAACGGATGGCAACAGTTTTATTAATAATGCAATAACACCAACAGGTGATGTACTATTTTCAACAAAGAACTTTGCTGACGGAGATAACTATACTATTATTATTGAGTTTAGGTAACAAAACCGTATAAATAGTAGTAGAATTAAAGAGAGAGAAACTTATGAAACTAATATCGGAAGAAGTACAAAACGCAGAATACATTATTGAAGAAAATAATGGTAAGAAAGAACACAAAATCAAAGGTGTTTTTTTACAGGCAGAAATCAAAAATAGAAACGGAAGAGTTTATCCGGAGGCCATTCTTGCGAGAGAAGTGTACAGATATAACAAAGAATTTATCAATAAAAGTCGTGCCTTTGGTGAGTTAGGACATCCTGACGGACCAACAGTAAACTTGGATAGAGTATCACATATGGTGACTAAACTATATCCAGATGGCAAGAATTTTATGGGTGAAGCAAAAATAATGGATACCCCTATGGGTCGAATCGTAAAAAGTTTGATAGATGAAGGCGCTCAGTTAGGCGTATCATCAAGAGGTATGGGAACATTAGAACAAAGAAACGGTGCTAACTATGTAAAGAACGATTTTTACTTAGCTACTGCCGCTGATATTGTTGCAGACCCTAGCGCTCCAGACGCTTTCGTAGAAGGAATTATGGAAGGTAAAGAGTGGGTTTGGGATAACGGACTATTAAAAGAACAAGATATTGACGCATTGAAACAGGAAATGATAAGAGCTAGAAGAGGTGAATTAGCAGAAGCTAAGGCATCCGTGTTCAAAACCTTTCTTGAAAAACTGTAGTCTTATAAATATCTAATAACAGACGAAAAATAAATTTATTTTTAAAAGGGAGATTCTCAATGGCTGAAACAGAAAAAACTGTAGTAGAAGCAAACGCTGTGAACCCACAAGCTGATGCTCCGAAAAAGAATGCTGTACCAAGCGAAACTTCACCACTATCTAATAGTGCTGAGGACCTTGGACCTGCTGTAGTTAAACCTACAGATAGCAATCCAGACGCTACAAAAAAATCTAGTAAAGTTTCGGACGCTGTTAATGCAAAAGCAACTGATGGAGACACTACTTCTAAATCTGATACAGATGGAAAAGTAACTAAAGTGGCACATCCGGGCCAAACATTAAAAGTTGAAGACGCAGACGCTGATGACAAAGAAATCTCCGAAGGCGAAATGCCAGACGGTCTTAAAAAGTACCTTGCGAAAAAGGACGGCAAAGACACGAAGGCAGAAGACGAAGACAAATCTAAAACTACTGATTCTGAAAAAATGAAAAAAGAAGTTAAAGAAGATGTTGACGCTTTACTTGCTGGAGAAGAAACTTTGTCGGAAGAATTTAAAGCTAAGGCTGCAACAATTTTTGAAGCTGCTATTACTTCTAAAGTAAAAGCAATTGCTGAAGAAATCGAAGCGGACCAAAAGTCTAAATTCGAAGAAGAACTAAACTCTATGAAAGCAACTCTTACTGAAAAAATCGATTCTTACTTAAACTATGTTGTAGAAGAATGGATGAAAGAAAATAAGATTGCTGTCGAGAGAGGTATCAAGGGCGAAATCGCTGAGGACTTTATTGGCGGTCTAAAAAAATTATTTGAAGACCACTATATAGATGTTCCAGATGAAAAGTATGATGTACTTGAAGACCAAGCTACAAAGATTGATGAGTTAGAGAAAAAACTCAACGAACAAATTGAAAAGAATGTTGAATTAAATTCTAAAAGCGGTGACCTAATGAAAGAGCAAATCAGAAATGAAGTTGCTTCAGATTTAGCAGACACACAGAAAGAAAAATTTAACAAACTATCAGAAGAAATTGAATTCACTAATGCTGAAGACTTTAGAAAAAAAGTAGAAACTGTAAAAGAATCATACTTTGGTAAGAAGTCAACAACTGGTGAGCAAATTGATGATGTAGCGGCAACTGATGGAGATTCGGTTAACGAAGACCTATCAACTGCAATGGCTGCTTACTCAGCCGCTATTAGTAAAACAAAAGATATCAAACTGGTATCATAATTATTAAAAAGGGAGACAGATAAAATGTTTTTATCAGAAACTTACGAAAAGAAATGGCAGCCAGTTTTAGAGCACCCAGATTTACCAAAAATCGAGGACTCTTATAAGCGTGCCGTTACTGCAACTATTCTTGAAAACCAAGAAAGAGCTGCAAAAGAAGATTCAGCATTCCTATCAGAAGCTGCACCTACGAACTCAACTGGTTCAGGTGTATCAAACTGGGACCCGATTCTAATCTCATTGGTTAGAAGAGCTATGCCTAATTTGATTGCATATGATATTGCTGGTGTTCAACCAATGACTGGTCCAACTGGTCTTATCTTCGCAATGAGAAGTAGATACACAAACCAATCAGGAACAGAAGCAATGTTTGACGAAGCGGATACAGATTTTTCTGGCCGTAACGCTGCTGGTTCTGCTGTTGATGGTTACTCTACAACTGCTCACTCTGGTGCTAATCCATCAGTATTAAATGACGCTTCACCAGGAACTTACACAAAGGGTACTGCAATGTCAACAGCTGCGGCTGAGGCACTTGGAGACGCAAGTGGTAATGCTTTTGCTGAAATGGCTTTTTCAATCGAGAAATCGACTGTAACTGCTAAGTCAAGAGCTCTTAAAGCTGAATACACAATGGAACTTGCTCAAGACTTAAAAGCAATCCATGGTTTAGACGCTGAAACAGAACTTGCAAATATTCTATCTTCTGAAATTCTTTCAGAAATCAATAGAGAAGTTGTAAGAACAATTTATATTAACGCTGAAAAAGGTGGTGCTCAAGGCAATGTAACTACTGCTGGTATCTTTGATTTAGATACTGACTCAAACGGTAGATGGTCTGTTGAGAGATTCAAAGGTTTAATGTTCCAAGTGGAAAGAGAAGCTAATGAAATCGCTCAAAGAACAAGAAGAGGAAGAGGTAATATGATTATCTGTTCAGCTGATGTTGCAAGTGCATTACAAATGGCTGGTGTGTTAGATTACACTCCTGCTCTTAACAACAACCTTGCTGTTGACGATACTGGTAATACTTTTGCTGGTGTTTTAAATGGTAAATACAAAGTATATATTGACCCGTATAGTGCAAACTCAGCGGCTAAACAATACTTCGTTGTTGGTTACAAAGGTACAAGCCCATATGACGCTGGTATATTCTACTGTCCATATGTGCCTCTACAAATGGTTAGAGCAGTTGGTCAAGACACTTTCCAACCGAAAATCGGCTTCAAAACTAGATACGGCTTACAAGCAAATCCTTTTGCTGAAGCTGGAACTGGTGACGCAGCTGTTATTAACGGTGCTGGTGCTGCTAACGCTAACAGATATTACCAAAGAACGCAAGTTGCGAACTTAATGTAATAACTGTTTATACAGTAATACGAAAAAAGGG